ATGAAGTACGCAGATATAAAACTCGCCCCGCTTTGCGATTTAATTTCAGCAGCACAAACGGTCGAAACGTTGAAAGGTCATACAGGCGATATAAAAAAACTTCTTTTAATCGAAATCGAAAAGTTGAAAATGAAAATCGAACAAATAGAAGATGATATTCATTAACAACGATTTCGCCCCCACTGAACAAGCACAAATCACTTGCCCCTGCTGCGATGGAAACCAGCTAGAATATTTAACCACTTCGGGCGAAGTAATCTGTAAATCAGACTGGTGCGAATTGCCACAAGACGAGCGGGAAACAAGAATGTGCGAGCTGTGCGACGGGCGAGGTCATGTCGATGCGGATATTTATGCAGAACAATTTTAATCAATAATAATGGAAAAATTAATTTTTTACATCGGACTTGCAACCATATTTACCTGGTTACTTGTCGCCCTTATCTCTCTCACACGCTTCATTTCTCGCATTTGTTGGAAAATAAAAGTTAGAAAAATTTGCAATAAAATAGAAACAGATGATGACACTCCTATCTGTTTCGAAACCACTATCACCAGAGCGGTAAAGGAGAATAACCCTCAAATGTTGTTCTCCGAATCGAACACAACCATCGATGATTACGAAAAAGCAGCACCCATACCCGATTCATGTCTAACTAAAACCAACCCTGCTATTTTCAACGATTTAGGGTGTCGTGGGTTAAAATGCCACGATTGTATTTTTTTTCAATGTACCAACACAACAGAATCAGTTCTTAAATGGATGAGGGGCGAACAATGAAAGAAGGAAAAGAAGGAGTAAATAACAGACAAGACCGAGTGGAACAAAAAGAACGAGACAATCTCGCTGCCCAAAAGTTCAATCGAAACGCAAAAAAATATGTTCATCTCAAGGACAAACACAATACGGTGGTTGTTTTCACTACCGAAAAAACGAAAGAAGAACAGGAAAATATAGTGAATAATATTAAAAAGTCGCTCGAACAAAGCGGTGTCGGTATAGATATATAAGCAAATGGGGAAAAATAAATTGGAAGAAAGCATTTAAATAAAACCACCTAAGCAGTTCATACATAGATGAAAAAGAATTGACCATAACCATCGAAAAGCGAATATACAAAAGCGGTGTTAAGTATAAATATAGAAGAAAATGGAAAAAACACATTGGAAGAAAGCCTTTAAATCCGACTACCTAAGTAGTTCTGACATAGACGAAAAAGAATTGAACCTAACCATCGAAAAGGTAATATACAAAGAATGCATCACCGCATCGGGCAAAAAATTTTGCAATGTGGCAATCTTCAAAGAAAAAGACATCAAACCCATGATTCTAAATGTCTATAATTCAAAACTGGTCAAAAAATTTTCGGGCGGACTTGTTCACATCGACGACTGGCTCAACATTCCCGTAAAAATCTATGTCGATACCAAAGTAAAATTCGGTAGCGACACCGTGGAGGGATTGCGAATAAGAGAAACGCAACCCACCACCTCAAAACCAGCAATGACACCCGAACACATAGCGTGGGCAAAAGTCGTAGCGGCATACAAAACCGAGCAATCGTTCGACAGAGCCGAAAAAGTATATTTTATTTCTGACGAAAACAAACAGCTAATCATCAAGCAAGCCAATGGAAATTAAACCCACCTTTTACGACATCGACCAAAATAGCGAAGATTGGGATGCCCTCAGATGCGGAAAATTAACGGCCTCTATGTTTTCCTATTTATTTGCAGATAAAAAAACAAAAACATACCAAGACTGCATCACCAAGGTCGCTTTCGAAAAAGTGACAGGCAAGCAGCAAAAGCAATTTTCGAGCAAATGGATGGATTACGGACACGAAACAGAACCCGAGGCGGCTGAAAATTATTGTATCGAAACTTTCTCGCAACTCCAAAATGGCGGAATTTGGACCATCAACAACTATGTAGCCGCCAGTCCCGACGGTAAAATAGTAGCAGAAAATGGCGGTGTCGAATTCAAATGTCCCTCCATTGCCACTTACAGGGATTATTTGGAAAGCAACATCAAAAAGGGACAAGTAGAAATACCCAAAAGTTATTTTTGGCAAATACACGGGCAGTTATTATGTACTGGTTGGCATTTTATCGACTACATGCCCTATTATAGTTCAAACGTAAAACAGTTACTCACAAGGGTTTATAGAGACGAAAACGTACTGAAAGAATTGACCAACAAAATCGAAGAGGCAATCATCGACATTGATAATTTAATTGTAACCATAAAAAGATAATGTACAAACTAATCGAGGTACTATCCGCCTTTGACAGGGTGAACAATTCAACAGAAAAAAGAAAAGAATTTATCTCTTTTTTGCCAAAAATTCGGACAAACGAGCAAAACAGATCCATGCACAAGTTCTTCGAAATCGTTTCCGCCCAACTCAACGACATTGGGCATACTTTCAATTTCGACGGCATCAAAGGACTAAAAATGCAACTGCCATACACCCCCGAAATAGTGAAAAATTTCATTTGGCGACCCATTCAGTCCGCTTTGTTCGACAAAGAAAGCACCACACGATTAACAACCAAAGAAGTATCACAAATAGCCGAAATAATCATTAAATTCTTTGCCGATTATGGCATCATTGTTGAATTTCCCAGCAAAGAAAGTGTAAAAAACAACTACCATGAATGAAATATTAAAACACCCTTTTATCAGTGCAATTATCGAATTTGCCATCATCATTTTATTATCCAATTTCTTCTATTTTTTCAAAAATAAAAAGAAAAAACCAATGACAAAAGTCAACAAAGATATTATCACCATTGATTTTGTAACAGGCATTTTCAACGAGGGCGGAAAATGCAACGACTGTGTGTTTGTAGGCAATAGATGCGGAAAAGTAGATGAAAACAAACAGCCCATTGCCAAGTGTACCGCAACTTTCAGAGACGACAAAAAAGGGGGTAATTATATAGATGTAAAACAGGCTAAATAAATGGACGCACAACAACTAAAAGCACTAACCGACAAAGGTTTAGATATTGATTACCTAAACCGAATCACTAGCCTACTCTTTCTGCTCTCAACCGTCCAAGAAACCTATTTGTTGGATGTCGAAGAGCATATAAAAACACACGGATTGAAAGTGGCGTACTCGAAAGACATTTACACCATTAAAAATAACCTCAAATTTTTTAAAGAAAAAATTCAACAGCAAGTCAATGGCGAAAAAATTTTCGACCTATTCGACGATTACGAAAGTCTGATTGATATGATCAACAAATGGTCAAAAATAGAAACAACAAAATGATGAATACAATATATATATCAGGCAAAATTTCGGGCTTACCAACAGAAGTTTACGAGTTCCGATTCAGCATCGCCGAAAACGAATTAATAAATTCAGGTTACGAAAATATCATAAATCCCTTACACATAAAACCCCTTTTTGGCATTCGCAAATATTGGTTTCACATGCTTGCAGACGTTCATCAACTACTCAAATGCGATACTATTTATTTGAAAAATGATTGGGCAGATAGTCGAGGGGCAAGAATAGAGCTGATAGTTGCATTATTAACGGGCAAACAAATAATGTTTCAATGAAAAACGCCGAACACGACATACAAGTAGCCTGCATCAATTGGTTTCGCTATCAATATCCCAAATATTTAATATTTGCCATTCCCAACGGCGGACAACGAAATGTCATTGTAGCCTCAAAGCTCAAGTCTGAGGGCGTTCTGTCGGGCGTGCCAGACATCTGTATCCCCATTGCCAACAATGGCTTTCACGGACTTTATATCGAAATGAAAGCAGGAAAAAACAAACCAACAGACAACCAACTCACCATCATGGACAAATTATCCAACGAGGGCTACAAGTGCGAACTGTGTTATTCCACCGACGAATTTATAAAAATTGTAACAGAATATTTAAAATAAAATGGCAAAGGATAAAAAATCATTTCTTCTTTATTGTGATTTAATCCACACATTCGAAGAATTGGACGACGACGAAGCGGGTCGATTAATAAAACACATTTTTAGATATGTTAATGATTTAAATCCCCAAGCGCCCGATAAAATTACAAAAATAGCATTTGAGCCAATAAAACAACAGCTAAAAAGAGACTTAACAAAATGGGAAATGGAACTCGAAAATAAAAGCATTGGCGGACGAATTGGGAACTTAAAAAGATGGAACAAGGACCTTTATTTTCAGTTAATTGATAAAAAAATAACCATCGAAGAGGCAGAAAATATCGCACGCCATCGCATACCATCGCATACCGATACCGTCCCCTCCCATCCCATCGCACCTATCGCTGTTAGTGTAAGTGAAACTGTTACAGTAATAGAAGATAAAGAGAAGAAAACACTATTGTCCGAAATTAAAATTTCCGACGACACCGATTTTTTTACAAAAACGGCTTTTCATTTTCAAAAATTATTTTTAAAAAATATTCAGGAGTTAGGGGTCAAAAATTCAACCATACAAAATGCGAATGCCCATAAATGGATTACCCACATTCGGCTCTGTGTAGAAGTGGATAAACGAACCCCCGCCGAATTTCGAGAAGTATATACTTTTCTAGAACGAGAAAAAATAGAAGACAAGTTTTGTTGGAAAAAGAACATCCTTTCCACCGAAAAATTAAGAGAACAATTTGAAAAACTACTCATAGCAGCAAAAACAAACGTAAACCATGCAACAACAAATACGAGACGTATTAGCGGAAAAAACCACGCCACCGACCGACTTTAGGCTACAACGCCCCACCCCGTTTGTTTTCGAAAAAGTCTATCCCTTTTTTGTTGAAAAATTAAGGCTCATCCTCCAAGAGCGAGGCGTGCAGCTCGAAATGGACCAAGAAAACGAAGACATTTTAAAACAAATAGCCCTTTGGTATGCCAACGACGACCGTTTTTCGGGCAACCTAAAAAAAGGATTTTTGCTGCACGGAGGCATTGGCACAGGCAAAACAAAAATAGTTGATGCACTTGGGAAAATGATTGCAGAAGTGGAGCAAAAACATTGCAAAATCATCTATTCAGTCGATTTATATAAACTCTATTTTAATCAAAACGACGTAGAAGTGCAAAAACTCAAAGACAGGTTTTTAACCATCATCGACGATTTGGGCGTGGAGGCAACCGAGGCAAAATATTTTGGCAACATCATCGAGCCCTTCAACGATTTGCTCGACTATCGCTATCGCAACAACCTGTTAACCATCATCACCACCAACCTAACCCCCAGCGAAATAAAAGAAAAGTATGGCGACCGAATACACGACCGCATCAAAGAAATGTGTAACGACCTGCCCTTTTTGGGCGAAAGCAGAAGAAAATAATAAATAAAAATACAAACCCCATGACAACTTACGAAAAATTAATGTCGATCGACGCCCCCACCCTTATATTTTTATCCGAAAACGATTTTGTCAAATATAACCTAAGCAAATGGTTAGAAATTTACGAGTATTACCTCGAAGAACAAACGAAAGTTAACGAAATGATGCAATTGTACGTCAACGTTGCCGATCACTTTGGCGTCTCCGATTCCATGGTAAAAAACATCGTTACAAAATTCAAAAAAGAAGTCAATTAAATAAACAATGTGCCAATAAACAATGTGCCAATGAAGAACGCATTTTTTATTATTGCGACAAAGAATCACTATTTTGATTTCACAAATCCGAAGGTGAGCTTATACGTCGACTAAAACGGTTTAAAAGTAAAACTAATGCACGTTTCTTTGATTCGGTCAGGCGCTCCTTCTCATTTATTTCATACAGCGATTTTTCAACTTTCAACTTTATTTTTTTTAGTACTTTTTCAATAACTATTTCTTCTATATTTTCCATTTTATATAAATTTAATTACAAATATAATATTAATCATGAAATTAAAAACAAGCAATATTACTATCTACATCAACCATCCCTTTCGGCTATCCAAAGCAGGTTATTTTTATTTCTCAGTTCTATCCATTAGCATAGGTAAAAAAGGCTTTGGATTTTACCTCTTCGGATTCAATCTAACCGTCAATTGGACAAACAGATGCACGAAATACTAAGACAAGCAGCAGCATTTTAAATGCGTTTTTTTTACCTTCCCAAGACCTCCCTAAAGGGATGGGTAAAAATGAGGTAACATATAATTTTACACTAAATAAAATGATAGGAATTCTTTTTAACTTTTTCGTTTTATATCAATTCTTTTTAGCCAATAGTTTAGGTAAATAATCTAGTGCAACAGGGTCTCTTTGTTTGAAATAATAAGGAGCTTTTTCTGGAATCCAAATTTCATCTACAAATTTAATAAATAATGGTAACAACTCATTTTTATATTGTCTTGCTTCAACTTCTAACCCGCTTTGAAATTTGTGATTATACATTTTAAAATGCTTTGACAACTCTGGTTTTGTTTCTTTTAAATATTTTGAAAACAAAATTCCAACACTATTATCTGGTCTAATCTCTTTCCCATCAAAAGCTTTATTAGGAATTTTATATCCTATGTGTTCAAATCTACCATAAAGCCTAACAAATAATTCGCTAATAACCGAAAAGTATCCTCTATCTGTCCTATCCCAGTTATCATTGAATCTAACTACAAAATTAGGTGTTTCAAATCTATTGATACCATAGCTACCTTTTTTTCTAATGGTAGGAATTACTTCTTTTGTTACCCATTTTCTAAATTTCTTAGCAGAAGGTTTTTTGCTTTTGAAAATTAAAGTATATAATCCACTCTCTGATATTAAAAGAACGTTTCTATTTTGACCTGCTATCGGTAAAGCCGATAGCAGCTTTTCGTCATCATCTAGCCCTGATACAGAATCACTTGTATTTTTAATTTCAAGAAAACTACATACTTCAGATGCTATAAACCATGCTTCACCTTCAATTTCGACAGTTGTTAAGTTGTCTAAATGTTCTTCATCTTCTTCATATTTGAAAATTTGTAATTGCATAATAAATATTTTAAGGATTAGTAAGAACAAATATACTATATTTATTTTTATCTTTATAGTTAATTCTAATGCTGTTTTAAATTAGTCTTAAATTTAGATTATTCATCCCTTAGGCACGTTTTTCTTTCTTATTTAAAACATATAACGTAACACGTACAAAACCTAGCCTCCCACTCCTTTCTAACGCTCCATTCCCCTCGTTGCGTTTCTAACGCCACATAATAAAATTTCTCTTTAGTCGTATAGCGACGCAGATATGGTAGATGCTTAGAACCCATATCCCCCAAACAAAACACCGTAGGTGTGGCAGGTACAATACCTACACACCTACGGTGTTCATATTTCGTCATCAATCATTAGCTACCATACCCCAGTCGCTATGCGACTAAAGATTTTTTTTTATAATGTGGCGTTATTCTTGTTAAAAGTTTATATTATAATCTTTTCCACATTCAAATTTGTAGAAATGAAGGGTTGTATACATTATCTCGTCTATGGTGTCTTGTGCATTTATTTCTATAGAGAATGAATCAATATCAGATAAATCTATTGTATTGTCAAATTGCAGACTATATTTATTATTGGTATCAGATTTAAATATCCTATTTAAACTTATCTTTTTTGTAATTATTTCAGTATTACTTTTAGATAGATTGAAAAATTTAAGTCTAATGATTGTATCTTCTGTTTCTTTACCCAGATTATTTATAATGAAAAATATACTTTTATCATCAATATTATTATTTTTGTCGAAATGGATATTAAATATAGGTTTTTCTTTAGTTTCTTTTCTTAGGATTATTTTATTGTTTTTTTCCTCTATCTTGTCATATAAAATTTTAAGTCTATTTTTTTCTTCATCTTTTAATTTGATTAAATTTCGATAATTTAAGTTTAATGATTCTATTTCTTTTTCATGTTGATTTTTGAGTTCATTTTTTTGTAATTCAAAGCCATTAATCAATTTTTCTTTTTCTTTTTGTATACTATAAATTTCTTTTTCTTTTTTATCTATTAAAGCTGAATATTCATTTCTTAAATTTATATATTCTTTTTGAATATTCTTTTTTTCCTCGTCTTTTTCTAGGATCAAAGAATTCATTTTTCTTTCATATTTATCATATTCATCTTGAAGTTTACTTTTTGACTCCTTTTCTGTTTCTAATTTTTTCTCACAATATTCTTTTTCTTTTTTTAAAATATCATGTGTATCTTTTAGCACAACGGAATTTTCATCAGTTATTTTATAAATAAAAGGAGTTATTTTCTTTTCATAAAAATTAACAATAAGACGTGAAAGATTTAATAAAAAGTATGAACAAATAAGCACTATAAAAGAAATAACAACAACACAACCCATATTTTGGGTAAATGTTTTTGGATCTAAATATGTTTCAATAAACTGAACTTTTGATTCGAGTGTAGTGGCTGTGTTGAAATTAAATAGGATGAAAATTAATTTCCAATTATGAAGTATCCAAACAATAATCAATGTTCCAAAAAAAGGATTTGTCGTTTTTGTTTTTATTGTATCTTTAAATGAAAGCAATATATCTTTTATCATAAATTTAGAATAATTGATTTTACATAAATTCAAATTATTTTTCAAAATTAAAACTAATCCATTCAAAAAAAAGCATTTAGTTAAAAAACTTCTCAACAAATTTCATTAAAAATGCTCCGCCCGTCTTCCCGCCTCAGCTGGTGGGCGTTTCTTTCTCCCCCTCGTTTGCAACGAGGGGTAAATTGTTTTGCGTTTGCAACGCTATTATTGTATCCTCAAGCTCAGACTTAAACACCATAAACCCCTCGTTACAAACGAGGGGGAGGGAGAGCATTATTTACTTCTCAGCCATTCATCATTAAATTTCAATCTAAATTCTTCAATTAATTCTTCAAATCTAATAAAACCCTCATCTTTCATTTTTTTTGCAAAATTTGGACTTTTTTCTGTTCCAATAATAGAAGACCAATAATATTTCACCATACTTGATGCAGGCAATGCTTCAAGTCTAGAAATAGTCATTCTCACTCCTTGTTTTAATGATGTTGATGCCTTTTCTGAATTTAAGATTGGATTAAATACTTTTTCTTTTAAATAATACATAATTTCAGTCTCTTTTGTTCCCATAATTTTGTCTTTTCTAAATTTTATTAACTTCAAAATTAAAACTAATCCATTCAAAAAAAAAAAATTAATTAAAAAACTTCTCAACAAATTTCATTAAAAATGCTCCGCCCGTCTTCCCGCCTCAGCTGGTGGGCGTTTCTTTCTCCCCCTCGTTTGCAACGAGAGGTAAATTGTTTTGCGTTTGCAACGCTATTATTGCATTCTCAAGTCTCAGACTTGAACACCATGAACCCCTCGTTACAAACGAGGGGGAGGGAGAATGAATACCATCCCTACCGCACGCTGTGCCTTTTCTTCCTTGTAGCTTGTAACTTGTAGCTATTCCCTTCATTAACTGTTAAATATTTAAAAGAGTATTAAAATTAATACTCTTTTATTTGTTTTAAAGTATCATTATTACTATCTTTGAAGTGTCAAGGAATAGCAGATATGAAAAGATACAAAGTAAAAGAAATTATCAAAATACTAACAGAAGATGGTTGGTATTTGATAGAAACAGAGGGCAGTCATCGACAATTCAAACACCCAATTAAAAAAGGTCGAGTAACCGTAAATGGAAAGCCGAGCGACACTTTAGAACAATTTATCTTAAACAATATTTTCAAACAAGCAGGCTTAAAATAAGCCCAGCTAAAAATAATAAAACGATGGAAACAAAAAAAATAATCGTCAATGTAAGTTGGTTAGACAACTTTGGGGCTTGCAGCGATAGCGTGTTGGGTTGCGTTGCTACTTCCGACACATTAGAAGGTGTTAAACAAAAATATGCTTACGCTTTACAAAGACACATTAACGGCATGATAGAGGACGAAACCCCTCTGCCCGAACCCTTAAAAGGCTCTTATGAATTAGTCTTTGAATTAAACGTACAAGCTCTTTTACACCATTTTGATGGCATATTAACTCGTGCCGCACTCTCTCGTATTACAAATATTAATCAAAGCCAATTGGGGCATTACATCACAGGAAGTAGCCATCCAAGAAAAGAACAAAAAGTAAAAATCATAAATGGATTACATAAAATAGGAAAAGAACTAATTTCCGTTGAGTAATGATATCTATATATTGAAATTATACAAAAAGGAGCATAAACGCTCCTTTTTTTTTCTCTTTCTCCCCCTCGTTTCATATTATTGGACATCACAAATTGTGATGTCCAATTTTCAAACTCCGTTGGCGAAAGCTGAAACATAAATTCGGCAGGAAAACGTGCTGGGTTTCTTTTCACCGCTTGGTTCAGAGCCCTCGTTTCCACCTGATACAATTCCGCAAGGTCGAAATCAAGCATTACACTACACCCACGTATCTCATATATTTTATGTTGAATCACTTGTAATTCCATTAAGCAAAGATAAAATGTTTCGTTAAAAAATAAAAAGGATATTCTGTTTTTTTTATCATGTAGCGTTAAAAACGCAATCCCCTAAACCCCTCTTACCCCCTCAGCCATAAACCAATTAAAAATGAAAACCGTGTTCCTCCGTTGACGAATTTAATTATAAGTGTAATAAGTAGAGTAAAAATATTTGCTTAACTTTGTATGCAGCAAAAATTAGCAAGCCCACCTAATTTATTCATAAAAAATAATAATATGTTTAAAGAATTATATTACTGGATGTACTTTTATTTGAGTAAAATAAAAACGAATGACACTCCTGCTTTTAATGCAGGTTTACTTATATCTTTATTACAGATATTTAATATATTAACATTTGCTATTATTATTAATTACTTTGTAAAGGCTGATCTAGATATAATAGTGAGTGACTATGTAGGACTTACACTATGTGCTATTTTATTAATTATAGACTATTTTTCGCTATATGCACAAAGGAAAATTATTTTCGAAAAATACGGAGCTTTACAACCAAAACGAAAGACCAGAGGCATCATTTGTTTTTGGTTATATGCGGTGTTGTCTTTAGTTGGTCTTTTTGTGTCAGGAGCATATCTTGTAACGCCAAGATACTAAATCTTTTTAATTAAAAATGAATAATAACCAAATAAACAATGTGCCAATGAAGAACGCACATCTCATCCCCCATTCGCAATTATTTTAATTTCTTTAATTTCTTAATTAAAATTGGCATATTGGCACATTGTTTATTGGCACATTTAAACCCGTTCCCCTCCGTTTCATCCGTGTGCTTCTTAAACATTTTTTCCCTCAAAATTCAACCCCCAAAACCCAACTCACAGTTTATTTTAAAAATAGTATATAACCACCTAAAAAACAAAGCATTACAGCATATTTGTTAATTATAATTCAAATTGTAATTCAGATTAATTTTCCCCTCCTTTCCCACCTAATACGCTAAAATACAGATAAATATATTTGCATTTCAGCGTTTTTTTTATTATCCTTGTATCATAAAAAAACAAATGCGTCACATGGCAGCACCAATAGGAAATAAATTTTGGACATTAAGAAGTAAGCACGGCAGAGATAAACTTTTCGCTACCCCCGAACTTTTGTGGGAAGCAGCGTGCGAATATTTCGACTGGTGCGAAGAGCATCCTTGGGTAAAAACAGAAACACGAACAAAAGCATTATCCGTCGAAAGCACCCAAACCATCAAAGAACGCCCAATGACACTATCCGCATTATGTCTCTATTTGGATGTTTCCCATAATTTCTGGACTGAATTTAAAAAAAGATTAAAAGAAACTGATAAAGATTTTTTGGTCGTCACCGCACGCATAGAGCAAATTATTTACACCCAAAAGTTTGAAGGTGCAGCAGTTGGAATTTTCAACGCCAACATCATTTCTCGCGATTTAGGACTCATAGACAAATCAGACCTCACCTCCAAAGGCGAAAAAATAGAACCACGAACGATTATTGAATGGGGAGACAAAAAAATCCATATCTAATTGTGTAACATGAAACTAACACCCAAACAAACAGAGGCAATGGAGGCGGTGTCTTCCGAAAAATTCAATTTCATTCTCTATGGCGGAGCCATTCGTGGCGGCAAGTCCGTTTGGGGATTGTCGGCTTTATTGGTTCTTTGCGAAATTTTTCCCCATTCACGCTGGTGCGTCATCCGCGAAGACATGGAAAAAATAAGAACCACCACCATACCCTCGTTCAAGAAATTGAACCCCTACGGCAGCCTCAGACAAAGCCCTTTCGAGTATTTGCACCCCAACGGGTCGGTCATACTCTTCAAGTCCGAAAATTACGCACAAGACAAGGAGTTGGACTGGATGAAAGGGCTCGAAGTAAACGGCTTTCTGTTAGAAGAAATAAACGAAGAACAACAACAAACATTTTACAAAGCGTTCGAGAGAGCTGGAGCGTGGATAATACCCAATACAAAAAATCAACCCGAGCCCATTATTTTAGCCACCTGCAATCCCACTTTCGGATGGGTTAAGACGTTGATATACGATAGATGGAAAGATGGAACATTGCCCGAAAAATGGAAATACATCCCTGCAAAAATAACCGACAATCCACACTTGCCACAATCGTATATCGACAACTTAAAAAACCTACCCCGTTTCGAATACATGGTATTTGTCGAGGGCAACTGGGATGTTCAGCTCAAAACAGGCGGCGAATTTTACAAATGCTTTGAGCTCGAAAAGCACGTGCGGCACGTCAATTACAATCCCAACTTGGCATTGCACATCTCGTGGGACGACAACGTGAACCCCTATTTGCCCTTAGGCATATTTCAAATAGAAGCAAAAGAAATTCGCCAAATCGACGAAATAGCAGGAATCAGCCCCCATAACACGGTAAAGTCTGTGTGCAACGAGTTCATCCGAAAATACCCCAACCATCAAGCAGGGCTATTCATATACGGCGATGCCACCGCCAACAAGCAAGACACCAAGCTCGAAAAAGGCTACAATTTTTACCGATTGATAGCAGACCACCTCGCAGACTATCGCCCCACCAATCGCGTACTCTCGTCCAACCCCTCCGTGGTGATGCGAGGCAATTGGATTAACACCATGTTTGAAAAGCAAACCGTTAAAATAACCATAGGCGAAAACTGTAAACTCACTATCAACGACTTAATAAGCCTCAAAGAGGCATCCGACGGAACAAAACTAAAAGAAATGGACTCAGACCCCAAAACAGGAGCCAGATTTCAGAAAGTAGGACACTTTTCCGACATATTAGATTACGTCATGGTCAGTGCCTTTGCCGACGAGTACGCCACTTACCAACGTGGCGGACGAGTAAGCGTCCCATTAACAGGCAAAAACATATCACACAACAAATATTAAAATGAAAACCCTCACAGCCAAGCAACTAATGAACAAACGCCGAAAGAGCAGCCGCAAACTAAAAACCTGCCTCATCTCTTTCACGGGCTGCATCCTATCCGAAGACAAAAGCATGTGTACCTTCTGTTGCCTCAAAGGCATCAAATACGATGCCAGCTTTTATCTAGGCTACGAAATTCATTTTGACTAATCATTTTTTTTACAGATATAACCCCTCATCATTCCCAGTCATAGAAAAATAAAATAGAAACAAACCCATGGAACAACCCCCAAAAGACACCGACAAATGCACTTGCAAAATAGTGATGCAGCTCATCACCAATCTAAGTCAAATCACCGCTTGGCGTTACATGTCACAAGCCAAAGAATCATTAAAAAAAGAAAAGCACCAAATCCTAACCGTCAAAGAATTTAGAGAATATTATGGCATTTAATTAAATTAAATTAAAAATGAAAAATGAATAATGGAAGAACGCAACCATCATCCCCCGTGCGTTCTTCCTTTAAACTTTATAAATGTAACTTGTAGCTTGTAACTCTTTCCCCCATTTTTAATTTTTCATTATTAATTTTTCATTTATTAATTGTTTTTATTTAATATAGATGATAAATTAAGTTATAAACAATTGATTTGAAAATAAAAGATATTACTTTTACAATTATTTTTGGTAATGTCATAGAAGTTGGTAGTGATATATGAGCTTTTATTTTTTATTCTTTTTGCAATGAAATTAACATAAATGTTAAATATTGTATAATAATGAAACATAATATAGTTATTTTGAATGCTGAATGAAAAAGAGTTATACATTTGTATGTGCAATTAAATAAAAAAGTTATATATAATTTGCTTATCATAAAAAATAAGTAATATTTAATGAATAGTCTGCTATTTATATTTGTTGAATATATTATGTATGTTTCAATAAAAAATCGCAATAATGAAGGATAGAAAAGAAGCAATAGAGTTAATTTACCTTAAAAATAAAGGTAAAAAAACTGAATTAGTGGGTGAAATAGGTTCAAAACTATATCAACAATTTTGCTCTATGGGTTTAATAAGTCAAGGGATTTCCCCTATTGACGGTGATTCTATTGAAACATGGAAAATAACCGAAGCGGGTAAAAAAAATTATAACTTTTTCAGAGAACCTAGCGATAGAGAAAAAAAGATGAGTGATTTCTGCGTTTCAATAGGATTTTAA